GGCTTTTTTTCAAATACCTATGTTAGGAGCATCCAATGGATAACGCATTTCTCATCATCGCAGGCATTGCAGGTGTCGCAATTCTTCCAGCAATTCGCACTGCAATTAAGTCATACCGCGCTCGCAAGTCAGCAGCAGACATCCTTGTCGATGCACTTGAGGCAGCCATTGACGAGGTAGACAAGAAGTGAGTCAGACCGACTTCTTTCAGCTCTACATCGCCACGCTTGTAACGCTAGGCGGCTTGTCTGGCTTTGTCATCACACACTTGCTTGCTGAAATCAAACGATTGCATGCGCGTGTCGATGAGATCTACAATATCCTTCTAGAGCGATAATTCTGCTATGGCAAGAAAACCTACTAAAGCATTAGAGGAACAAGGCTATTCAAAGTTAGACGCATATTGCATCGGGCTGCATGAATACTGGAAGTCTTTACGCAAGGCGGGTTTCACTGAGGGCATCGCTCTATTTATGATCACAGACGTTCCTTCGTATCCTAGATGGATCTTGCCTGATCCAGTCGATCCAGAACGGTTCGGCGATTACGAAGATGAGGATGATGACTAAAAGAACTGTAGTTATTCCAGACTTACAATGTCCTTACGAGGATGCACATGTAGTCAAGAACCTAGCAGCTTTCATTAAATCATTTCGACCAGACGCCGTTCTAACTATTGGCGATGAGATTGACCTACCCCAGATCAGCCGCTGGCATGAGAATCAGCCAGGCTGGTATGAGCAGACGCTTGCAGCTGATAGAGATCGCACAGTTGATGTGCTATGGGAACTGACGCAATATGTTAAGGAAGCGCACATGGTTCGCAGTAACCATTGTGATCGCCTATATAACGTGATCATGAAGAAGATCCCTGCCTTTATGTCATTGCCTGAATTAAAGCTTGAGAAATTCCTAAAGCTCGATGAGCTAGGGATTAAGTATTGGAAAGAGCCTATGCCTATTGCTAAAGGCTGGGTAGCCATCCACGGCGATCTAGGCTCACTCAACCCTAACCCTGGAATGTCTGCCTTGAACCAGGCTAAGCGCATGGGCGTTTCAGTCATTATGGGGCACACGCACCGTGCGGGCAGGAGTGCCGTTTCTGAGGCCTACAATGGCTCTGTAAGGCGCGTTCTCCACGGAGTTGAAGTAGGACATGCAATGAACGTAAAGGCCGCTAAATACGTCTCAAGCCCTAATTGGCAGCAAGCCTTCGCCATCGTCACAGAGGACAAGAAGAACGTCCAGGTAGACCTTATCTATATTGAGAAGGACGGCACGTTCCTGGTGCATGGAAAGCGTTACGGACGCGCTCGATAATCGTTATCATTTCGTTACCAAAATATGCTTGACCTGCCTATCCAGGCGTGAGACCGTATTCCTGTAGCTAGTGAAGGGCACTAGCCGCAGAACGATAGGGCGCAAAATGTTTATCACAGAACAAGACTTTAATATGCTAAGCAACACTCAAATGCAATGGAGCGGCTATGACTGGGAAGTTCAGTCAGGACGTTTTACAGAAGGCATCTCTTTCGAGTTTCAGTGGGCTTTCTGGTTCGATAGCTTGCCAGCTTTGATCATGGCTCGCACATTCCTTATGCAACGTGAGATCAAATTCCAAGAAACCTATGATGACGCACTAGAGCAATTTGTCATCCTGACCGATTACTCTGTTGATGAATTGTCGGTGGCATAATGGCTACGATCGAGATCTACGGAGCACCAACAGTTGAGAACTACTACTGCTGCTATTGCGGATTTGATATGACTATCACGCTTGTGTGCACGGACTGCAACGAATATAAGAGCGCAGTTACCCTTCAAGAATACTTTGAAATGAACGGACACTATCCACGACTAAGGGCGGTCAAGTAATGAGCAACGAGGAGAAGCTACTAATCATCTGTTTAATCGGAGTCTTTATTGGAATGACTATGGTTGCAATCGATGCGTATAGACTCGGTAAGGAACGCGGTATTCGCGAGGGTTGGCACAGAGGCCGATCCGTTAGCAGACAGGAATTCTGGGAAGAATGAAAGCAAATGAAATCTTACTCACAGCAACCGACACGATCTCTCAGCGTGGCCTATCGTACGGTCACCCTTCGGATAACATGCAACACACCGCAATGCTGCTCTCAGCATACCTACAAACACCAATCCACGATTATCAAGTGGCAGGGATCATGGTCTTGGTTAAGCTTGCAAGGACTAATCAATCAGCGCAGCAAATCGACACATGGATCGACATGGCATCCTACGCTGCAATCGCAGGACAACTAGCTACAGAGGAGAACGATCTCTATGTTTAATTTAGCCGATTATGAACCAGTTGAGGTGAGACTTGAAAAGTTTATTAAAGATTATCCATTATTTCGTATTGCAACAGAGCTTGAAGTTGTCGAGGCAACTAGATACATTGTTAAGGCGTATCTATTTAAAGATACTAGCGACAGCGTTGCGTGGGCAACAGGGTACGCTGAGGAAACGGTTACTAGCAGAGGTGTTAATCAGACTTCAGCACTGGAGAATTGCGAGACTTCGGCGATCGGCCGAGCACTTGCAAATGCAGGTTATGCGCCTAAAGGAAAGAGACCAAGTCGCGAAGAAATGACTAAGGTGGTATCGGCCAAGCCTGAAAAGCCACCTGTTCAAGAGGTTAAGCCAGAAGAACAGGACTATTGGACTACACCAGTCAATGATTATATGAAGGTAGTGGATGCTCCAGTAACACTTGAAAAGGCTATGGAGAACATTGCTGACATCATTGGCACACCAGAAGCTGCCGAGGTTCCTCAATGTAAGCATGGCTCAATGGTCTGGAAGACTGGACACAGTGCTAAGACAGGCAAGGATTGGGCTTCGTATCAATGCACAGCTTTAGGACATTCAGGCTTTGAAGGTAAGTGTCCAACCATTTGGTACGAACTAAACAGTGCGGGAAAATGGCAACCGCAAAAACCGAGAGGCTAATCATGGGCTTTGTAGAATTCTTCGATGAAACAACAGGGCAATGGACTAACTTAGAAGATGTGCCATTGTTCGACACTATCAACTGTCAGCTGTGCAATGAGCCTACAGAGGCGCATGACATTATTGCTGAGATTCATTTCAAAGATAATCAGCCAGTAGTAGGAGCATGGCAATGCCGTAAGTGTAAAGCTGTTAATGGCTAGTCAAGCAAGAAAGCACAGAGGTTTCCGAACCGAACGCGTAGTCGCACAGTACCTATCGACTGTGTGGAGTGGTGCAACGGTTGGGAGAGGTAGTGGCAAGGATATTGTCAATGTACCGTTCGATGTAGAAGTCAAAGCCCGCGCTGGATTTCAACCATTGGCTTACATGAAGCAATTAAAGGCTCGTACATCCGTTTCGGGGGAAATCGGATTTGGAGTCTTACGGTTAAACGGACAAGGTGAGTCAGTAGAAGATTACGCTTGCATCATCCGTATGGCTGATCTCTTGCCACTACTTGCACTAAAATATGGTCATATACAAAACGAGCCTCAAGACGCAGACATAGACCATTGTCCTGCATGCGGCTCCTGGATGATAAGGAAGTGCTTAACTTGCCAGCCTACGACTACACATGCAGAGCCTGCAATCTTAGTCAAGAGATCTATCACGGATGGCACGATCGACCAGTAATCCCATGCACATATTGCAATGAACCGATGACAAAGGTGATTGCTCCAGTAGCTACACACTTCAAGGGCAAGGGCTTCTACTCAACCGACAAGTAAGGAGAGCCTGTGGATAACTTTAGACACGCCGCTCTGACCAGCACTTATACAAATGAACCAAGTAGTAATGATACGCTAACGGCGCAGAGCCCCTCACGGGCTCACCGCAAGCCCTATAAGGGCGTAGCTTGCGGGGTGCTAGTAGCTATTGGGATAGCTCTATGCATAATGCCTAGTGCAGGTGGATCTAAACCAGTGCAATATGTAACATACAAAGAATATGCATTACATTTATTGAATTATGATTATGTTCAATTTAAATGCTTAGCTAAACTATATGGTAAAGAAAGCGCATGGAATCCAAATGCGCGTAATGGATCTCATTATGGTATTCCTCAAGGAAGATCTGAATACCTATCAAGAGTAGATGGTTATGCTCAAGTGCGATGGGGTCTTAGCTATATCGAGCATCGATACTCAGAACCATGTGGTGCTTACAATCATTGGCTTAAATTCAATTGGCATTAAAGAACAATGATCCACGTCTTACTACTGCATATAAGAAGGTAAGACTCAAGGTATTGGCTAGAGATAATTATGTCTGTAGATATTGTCAAGGCCAGGCAGATACGGTCGATCACCTCATAGCTTTAGTTAATGGTGGCGATCCATTAGATCCAGACAACATGGCGGCTGCATGCCGTAGATGCAACAGCTCAAAGGGCTCACGCTCAACACCTCTTTTTTTAGCGTCTATTTCTACCCCCTATGCCCTTCCTGCTTCTATCTCCCCGACACGCACGAACCCGATCCAAGACAGTCCGTTCACAGTCCGACCCGATCCGAGTTAGACTAGAAACATGGCAACTAAGAAACGAAAGAGACTGGGGCATACGAAACCTCGGTTATCCAATGCGCCTATTAAGGGCAAATCGCGTGTGGATGAAGTTGCAAAATTAGCTGAGCAAATTTCTATGCCTTTGTTACCCTGGCAGCATCATGTGCTTGAAGACATGCTAAAAATTGACGCTAAAGGAAACTTCCAGCGCAAGTCCAACCTATGCTTGGTAGCCAGGCAGTCAGGTAAGACTCATCTAGCGCGTATGCGTGTATTAGCAGGCTTATTCATCTTCCGTGAGAAGAACATCCTTATGATGTCCTCAAATAGAGGCATGGCCTTGACATCATTTAGAGAGATAGCTTCAGTGATTGAAAGCCATGACTTCTTGAACTGCCAGGTAAAGGCAATCCGCTATGCCAACGGCACAGAGTCGATTGAGCTACTCCCTGAGTTCGGTGGATGTCGGT